AGGGATACTACGCCTTTTATCACCAACTTCTGCCAAGTAGGAGACGAAGTAGAAATAGAAGATAGAATTTACAAGATATCAGAAGTAGATATCTTGAGCAATAGCGCTACCGCCAAGCGCTATTTCGAGAATGGGGTAGGAATAACATTTCTCTTCCCTCGCTATTTTATTGAGGGGAAGGCAGTTAATAAATCAAGGGGAGGATAAGAGGATGAGGGATGTAGTTCTTAGATTAGTTGGGGGCATAATAGGTATTATTTTAGGAGGAATAATAATAATCTCGATCATAAATTTGATCTTTAGAGGGAAATATAGGAAAGGGGATTAATAAAAGGAGGATAAAATGAGAGTACCTATTGGAAAAGCCCAATTATCTTTTCCTAAATATGAGCAGATGAAGAGATCTGAACGAGCTAAGGAACTTGAGGAGCCAATACAAATATCCGATACCCTCTTTGCAGTAGCGAGCAGCAAAAAGAATTTGATTAAGGATATGAGAGGAGATCAACGATATGAGGCAGGAGAGAGGAAAACTCCTTATTTAGTGAGAAGAATAGGAGATAAATGGATTTGCGACTGCCCAGATTCTCAATTTCGTAAAGAAGAGAATCTAGATTGCAAGCATATCGAAAAGGTTAAAAAATTCTTGCTTGACCAGGAAAAGAGAAAAGAAGAAAAGAAGCATACCGCAGAGGCAAAAGCCAAGATTGAAGCTAGGAAAGTGGGAGTAAGAGTTTATTCTGATGATAAGGGATGGTATTGAGAGGAGCTGGTAATATTGAGCGAGGATTTGATTAAGCAAGATTCCTCATTAGAGCTATTTGAGGAGATGACTCTATCCGAATTAGAGGAGAGAGAGGTTAGAATCCAGCAAAATAGAATAATAATAAAAGATGGCTTTGTTGAGATAGGCTTAGATCTTAAGGAGATTCGGGATCGGAGAGGCTATAAACTGAGAGGGTATGATACCTTTGAGGAGTATGTAAAAGAGAGGTGGGGGTGGCAACGAGATATAGCTTATAAATATATTAAGGCTTCGGAGATAGCTTCAAATGTAGACACGTGTCTACATTTGGAATTACATCAAGCTATAGAATTATCACGATTAACAAAGCCTGATCCCGATCCTACTGATCACCGAAAAAAGGTAATAGATTTTGAGATGGTAAAAGAGGTGATAAGAGAGACTCCATTAGATAAAACCAGCGTGAGGGAATTATCTAGGATAGTTAAAGAAAAGAAAAGGGAGATTAGGCAAGCAGAGATGAAAGAATCGAACGATCGCCAAATCTCTTTATCAGAGGATAGCGAATATGATATTCGTTCTGGTGATGTTTTAGACATCCTAGATAGCATTCGTAATGATTATTATGATCTTATATTTGTGGATCCTCCTTATGGGATCATAGATGAAGAGTGGGATACTTTCTCAAGTGATAAGGAATTTTGGGATTGGACATCTGACTGGCTACATAAACTTATTCCCAAATTGCGCTCAACAGGGCGATTATATATCTGCTTTGCTCAGGAGAGAATGTTCGAATTATATGAGTTGATGAAGCAATATACTTATCCTATCGATCCACTAGGATTAAGTTTCGGTAATTTGCTTATTTGGAATTATAAAAATAATATTAAATGGAATAATCCCAAGAAATATCACAAAACCTATGATCCCATCTTTTACTACTATGGGATAAATGCAGACGCCCTTAATATGGAAAGGGAAGAGGTCTGGGGGGGGAATTATAATAATTTAGATTGCTGGACTATTGCAATTCCTCAATCAAATTTTAATGATAAAAAGATGCATCCTGCTCAAAAGCCTATTGAGTTATTAAGAAATATCATCAGAACTGGGAGCAAATCAGGAGATAAAGTTTTAGATCCCTTCGCCGGCTCCGGTACCACAGGAGTGGTTTGTAAAGAATTGAAGAGGGATTTTACTTTAATTGAGAAGAATCCTGAATATATTGAGATTATAAAAAGGCGATTAAATTGAGTAATAGGAATAAATGGGAAGAGGACTTAGAATTAGATAGAAAAATGCAACCAGTTATTGATTCCCACTTTAAACAATTTTTTGATATATCTCAAATCATAAGATTTACCCAAAAAGAAAATACTCCTCATCCCCTAGATCAATATTTTGGGATAGATGGTGAGATAATATTAAAATGCGGAAGTATTATAACTTTTCAAACAAAAGTAAGACGACAAAAATATTTAAAAAGATTTGGCGATTACTTTACAATTGAATATTTTAGCAATAATCTTACCAAAACAGAAGGGGAATTCTTCCATTTAGCCTCTGATATATATTTTTATGGATATCTTAATAAAGAAGAAACAGATTTCGAAAAATATCATATTCTTAAAGTTTTCCCATTAAAAAATTTCATAGCAACTAATTTTATCAAATATATACAAAACCTTCGATATAATAAAAAACATTCTTTTGCAAGCTTTATACCAATCCCCTTTTCTGAGATCCCCTCTCAGATATTTATAGAGGGGAACTAAAATTTGCCTTTTTTATCATTAAGGTAGCAGTGAGGGATGATTATGATTAACCCACTAGCCAAGAATGAATTAATTAAGATAACAGGATTGAATTCCAATAATGTGATATTTGGGGAAATATTAGAAGTTAAGAAGAATGGCTATCTAGTAATCGTTACTCTCCCCAAAATTGGCGAGCGAGAATTGGAATTATCGGCTCTTGGAAAACGATATCGGATAGAGCTTTTAGCAGAAGAAGTACCATTTTAATTTTGAAAAGGAGGAAAATAATGACTGATCGAGCAACCTCGGGCGATCCCCTATGGGACGAACGATTCACGATAATTCCCAATCTTCTTCTAAAGCACTATGTGAAACTGGGAATTACAGAAGTAGAATTGGTTTTTCTTTTGCAATTGATAAAGAGAGCTTGGTGGGATAAGGAAAATGCCTTCCCTTTTTACGATACTATAGCAGAAGAAATGGGAAAGGAGCGGAGGACTATTATAAGAATAGCTAGAGGACTTTGTACCACTTATACTTGGAAAGATGAGGAGGGAGAAGAAAAAACTTATAAGGGGAAAGGGTTTATAGTAATAATTCCTAGAATAGAAAAGAACGGACAAACCTCTAATGATTTTAATTTTAAGCCTTTATTTGAGGCCCTTCGCAAAATAGCTCTTAAAGAAAGAGAAAATGAGGGGGTGACAAATCTGTCACTGGGGGGTGACAAATCTGTCACGGGGGGGGGTGACAAATCTGTCACCCAGAAACAGACGAATCCCGGGAAACAGACAAAAGAAACAACAACAACCGCGCGCGCGACTTCAGAATCTACCCAATCAGATGTTGTTGTTTCTTCGGCAAAGCCGAAGGGGAACGAAACGGATTCTGTTGTTGTTTTCGATGATACTCAAAAGCGATATGCTCAGGGATTAGAAGCGCTATGGGTTAAATTCATAAAAGATTGTGGCTTAAGCGATAATAGCCAAAAAAGCCCTCAAGAGTTCTTCCATAAGAACCTTGCTAAATATTCTTATGAGAGAATAAGGGATTGCATTCTAGGGATGAGGTTTTCGGCTGAATCAGAATATCTTTATAATAATCCCAGAGGGTTTTTGATAAAAGCACTTCAAAATGGTTGGGAACCTTCGGCTAGAAAGGTTCCTGAAGGGCAATCTGCTGATATAAGGGCTAAAGAGGAATGGGAGGCCACTAGAAGAGAAAATACCGAAAAAGAGACCTGCTTTAAAAAAGAGCAGGAGAGATGGAAGGCACTTTCTTTAGAGGAGAAAGTGGAAGAGGCTCTAAATAGAAAAATAGCTTGGAAGGATGCTATTGGAGAAGCCATATCTGAGATAGGAAAGCAAGAATTAAGAAGGGAATATATGAAAAAATTCAGAGAGGAAAGTAAGATGGTGTCTGATTTAAGATGAATTGATAGAGAGGAGATGATAAAGATGGGCGATATCTCGCTAAATATTATCATAGATAGCGAAACGCTTAAAGAAATCAAATGGCTTTATTCCTTTTTGGAACAAGAGATAAGTTTTACGCAGAGAGCAAAATATTTATCTCAAGAGAATAAAGAGCATCGAATGGAGAAGCTTGATAGGGCTATCAATGCCTTGCGAAAACTAACTAGGGTAACTCCAGGGGGAATTTTACAGACCGCTGAGGAGAAAGCTGGCTCCCGAAAGGATATTAGAGATTTGGTGCAAATTTGAAAAGAACAGGAGAACTTATTATGGATGAGAATATAAAATTGAGCTGGGAAGCACAAAGACAAGCCTTAGAAGAAAAGGAATTTTCAAAACAGATGAAGATTAAATCCTCATTTAATCCTAAGAAATTTAATGTATATGGGGTTCTGAAGCCCCTAGAAAAATTAAGAGAGAAGTTTGAAAAGAATAAAGGAGGGTAGGAGATAGGTAAATGCAAGAAGATCAAGAATTGGGGAAAATATGTAGAAAGTGTGGTGCGGAATTTCGGGGGAAGGATATCCCTCAAGGAGATAAGTGCCCGAAGTGTGGCGGTTGGTTAGTATATGCTAATTTAGCTAAGAGGTGAGAAAGATGGGGAAGATTTACCTGCTTTATATAGAAGGGGAGATATTCCCTTTTTGTGCCGATCACGGCACATTGGATCATAATCATCTCGATGATGAATATTGTTGCCCTGTATGCAAAAGGGTGACTTCTGGAGAAACAATAAGAAGGCTAAAACTAGAACTATGGGAAAAGATTACCCAGGAAATTATGGAGGCTCTGAAATTTACCTCACGAGAATTTGCTTTAGCTTTGGGATCGCAAGCAATAAGGAGATGATATAATGGGAAGGAATAAGCCAAAATATAAAGAGAAGAAAAAGCAAGAGGAAGTTAGGAAGCTCGCGGATGAAGCCTACTGGGAAGAGCAAAGAAAAAAAGAGGAAAGAAGAGGAAAGAAATGAAGCCAGAAATTAGAAAAGAGCTCATTGAAGAGCTAAGAGATATTTACCGGGAGTATGAAGGGGCACCCAAAGAGGAATCAGAACTCTATCTTGAAGAGGAATTAGAGGATATCATATTTGAGGGAATAGGGGAAATTCTATTTGGATTAAATCTAGCGGGATTTAAAATGGATTCTCTCCCCACCTCAATAGCTAAATGGTTACATAATATTGTTATCGATGAGTTGGGATGGGATGAAGAAGATAAGAAAACATCAATTGAGGATAGCATAAGGAAAAGCTATTTTTAAGAAGAAGATGAGAAAGCAGAAATAAGCTAGAGAGAAATAAATGGATAAAGAGATGGAAGAGATAGAAAAGAAAATTGAAGAGAGATCATTTTTGATTAGTGAGATTGAGGATTATTCTTTTTATAGCAGAAGACAAATCTGCTATTGGATTACACGAGGATTGAGTGAAAAAAGAATATTTCTCCAGGCTTATAAAAAAGGGAGAACCTATTTTGTAAAGGGGAAAGATTTAAAGCTTTTCCTTGAAAAAACAGGGATGATGGAACTATGGAAAGAAATTTGTTCCCAATATGACGAGAAAATGTCGCAACCAAAATGATAAAAATATGATATAATATATAGGGGACATTAAAACTTAATTTAATTCTCTGGGACACCAGAGATTTACATATCTGGCTGAATATGAGCATTATCGCTGGCTCTTTGCTTTCTTGTTATTTATAGAAGTAAAAGGAGGGTGGGGGAATGCCAGGCAAACTAAGCGCGAAGAGGTTTGCTCCAGATAAAATAAAAACGAGACCTTACCAAAATGATTTTACTGCCGTGCAATTGCAAGGTAGGTATAGTGGGAGTGTATGGCCAAGTGCTAATTTACCTCCTTCTCTAGTGCAATATATGTCTGATGATGATGACGATCTTCTTCGCACCGGTCCAAAACAAAAATATAAATTGGGTCAAGTGGGATATAAGCTTACTCTACTTAATCCCCTCTTTTGTATGTCTGCCTTGAATATTTGGTCTGAGGAAAATGATATTATTCTTACCCCACTAGGTAGTAGAGGGATAAGTGGTTTAGTAGCAAATTTAATGAAACGGCATGCTATAGTTAATGAGATTGTCCCACAATATTATGAGGAGATTAAAACTAAGGCTGAAAGGCGAAGATATCAGGAATATAGATTTGATTGTATATTGGGTGATGCTCGCCATCTCTCCTTAGAGGATGATAGTATAGATTGTATATATACTAGCCCTCCCTATTGGAGGCAAGAGCGATATATTGAAGTTGAAGGCTCATTAGGAACTTTAGAAACTTATGAGAAATTCCTGGAAGGGTGGAAAGAATGTGTGGAAGAAATGTATCGGGTGCTAAAGCCTAATAAATTTTGCTGTATCGTGATTGGAGATTTTCGATACAATGGGCAATTAATTAATTATAGTGGGGATACCATAATCCTTGCTAGAGAAATTGGATTTAAATATTGGGATTGGGTAACTTTATGTTTACGAACCTCCGCTAAAATATTTGCCTCGAAGCAATTAGAGAAATATAAGCATGTAGCTCGAAGCCACGAAATTCTTTTAGTATTTAAGAAGGAGGGATAAGTAATGGTTTGGGAAGTAGATAAATTCCCCGATATAGAAGAAATCCCCCTAGAGCAAATAAAACCTAATGATTGGAATCCCAATATTTTACCCAAGAAATTTTGTGAAGCTCTTAAAAAGAATATTAAGGATAAGGGGTTTGTTTCGCCTATTTTAGTTAGAATTATAAAAGGTGGATATGAGATTATAGATGGAGAACATAGATTTAATATCCTTAAAGAGTTAGGCTATACTAAAATCCCCTGCGTGATTGTGGAGGAAGAAGATGATGCCCAAGCCATTATGAGAACTATAGCAATGTGGCGATTGCGAGGGGAAGCTAATGTAATGGAGATAGCTTCGCTTTTCTTTGACCAAGAGCTTGATACGGGAGAAATTAAAGAATATCTAGCCTATTCAGATGGAGAGATAGAGGTTTTAGAAAATATATATAAGATTCCATCTAAAATAATTGATCCTTTTTCTAAGCTGGGGATTGATTTGCCCGATGAGAGAGGAAATATGATTACATTAGAGTTTGCCCTAGATATGATGCAAAATCTTATAGTCCAGCAATCTTTTGATAAAGCTAGAGACGATTTCCCTAATATTAAAAGTAAAAATTACTTACTAGTGGAGATATGCAAATACTATGTGGGTTTAAAGGAGAAAAATGATTAAGGTAATACTTTCTGTGGCTATATCAGTTTTAATATTTATTGCTGGCTGTAGCCTTATCTTACCCGCAGTGGTGGAAAACGATAAGGAGGGCTTCCCAGTCTTTGATCTTAAAATAGAAAAGCTGATAGACGAAAAGGAATTTCCTAATGAAAAGCTAGTGAGATATATAAGTGCTATTTGGGAAGCTAGGAAAGGTCTCCGATCTGCTAATCAACAGGGAATGCTGGAGCCTATGTATTTTGCTTATAAGATGATTGAATACGAATGCTCCCTAGTGAAAATTAAAGTTGCTTTTGAGATGAGAGGGTTATTCATAGATGTGGGATCAGTTATAGATGAAACTCAAAAGAGAAACTAGCCGAGCAAAGCAAGCCTTTAGGGATTATTATAGTCTGGGAGCAGAACGTTCCCTAAGAAAACTATACCAGGGATATACCGAAGATCTGCTGATCTCCCCTACAAAATCGCTTGCAACTTTGAAGATGTGGTCAAGGGCTTTTAATTGGCAAGCCAGAATAGAGGAAGAAGACCGAAAAGCCCAAGAGGCGTGGGAACGAGCCCAAATTCGCAAAGTAGTGGAGATGAAAGAAAAGCAGGCTGAAGAGGGATCGGAACTTCAGCTTTTGGGTAGGGCAGTTATTAGAGATTATTTAGGAATAGTTAAAGATATAATGAAACAAAGACAAGAAACTGGAGAGAGGATTCCCTATCCACCCGAAATAATTAGAACTATATCAGTGAATACCTCTCGCTTTTTGATAATTGAAGGAGCAAAATTAGAAGCTACCGCGAGAGGTGAACCAAAAGAAATCACAGAGGTGCAAATAAAAGGGAATGGAAAACAGAGAATTACCAGCGATGAACTCCGAAGAGCTTGTAGGAGAATACTTGATCGAGGAAGCCAAGAATGATCTTGCTCTTTTCCACCTAATATATAGGGAAAAGGAGCTTCCTCCTCATCAGGAAAGATGGCTTGATATATTAAATAAGGGAGATTTTAAGTATTTTCTAAAGCTGGCTCCTCGTGACCATGGCAAAACAGAAGTATTTGCTATCTCCTATCCGCTCTATCGAATTGTAAGAGACCGCAACATAAGAATTCTTAATATATCTAAATCTAGTGGACAGGCTATCAAAACAGGGGAAGTGATTCGAAGAGAGCTGGAATATAATCTTCGGCTTAAAAGGGGATATGGAGAATTTAAGGGGAATCGTTGGACAGATAAATTGTTTAGTATTTCTGAAAGGGATTATGCAATCAAAGACCCCACCTTCGAATCTGTGGGAGTAGAAGGGGCAATAACCGGTGGGCACTTTGATTTAATTATAGCTGATGATATTGTAGATGATGAAAATGTGCGAACTGAAAAGAGAAGGGAAGATATTTTTAATTGGTTCCATGGCACAATTTTGCAACTTGCCGAGCCCTGGACTCAAGTTGTTGTGGTAGGGACTCGCAAGCATTTCGATGATCTTTATAATAGATTGATAGAGAATCCTCTTTGGATATGTGATCCAGAAAGTGCTATCCAAAAATGGCCCGATAAATACGAGTATATCAAAAATAAGAATGGCAAAGTAGTAGATGTAAAAGTTTATGGGGATTCCGAAGTTCTCTGGATAGAGAAATGGGATATCAAAACTTTGCTTCTTGACCGCTTAGCGACGGGATCGCTCTTATTTGATAGAGAGAAGCAAAATGATCCTAGCTCTATGAAGGGGAATTTCTTAAAATTGCAATGGCTAAATTGGGTTGATGAAAATGAAATTCCATCCCGACAATTCCTAACTATATATTTCGGTATTGATCTGGCAATTAGCAAAGATACCGAAGCGGATTATACAGCCATAGCTATAATAGGGATAGATTCTAAGAATAGATTCTGGCTCTTAGATATTTATCGAGCTAGATTAGATTTCCCTGAAGCTATAAAAACTATTGAGAATTTAGCAAAAATATGGGAGCCTAAAGTTATTAATATAGAATCCAATGCTTATCAGGCTGCAATTAATCAGCAATTAATGCTAACGACTACTTTGCCAATTCGAGAGAGCAATACTACTAAAGATAAGATAACTCGGATAGCAACAATGGCAGCTAATTTTGAAAATGGAAGGGTGCAGATAAAGAAGGGATTAGATGTCTTTGAGAGAGAATGGTTAGAATTCCCTAATGGCAAGCATGACGATACCCTAGATGCAACAGAGAAAGCCCTAGAGGTAGCAGTAGGGCATTTTGAAATGCCCACTGGAAAGAATATAAGTGAGCAAGAATTAATTACATCTAATCAGGATTGGTAAATGAAATTTATAGATAAATTAAAGATTTTCGCAAAACCTAAAGAAAATAATCCTAAGCCTCAAATGGGAGAGATAAGTGTCGCTTCTAAAGGGGATTTACTTTCTTCTCGATATAGGATTCCCCCTTATAATCCTGATGCCTTAATAGTGAAAAAGGGGATAGGATTAGATATTTTTGATGAACTCCTAAAGGATGAGCAAGTAAAAGCCTGCCTTTATGTGAAGAAGCAAGCTCGCCTCTCTACTATCTGGGAAATAGAGCCCGCAAGTGATGATCCTTTAGATGAAGAAATATCCGAATTCTGCGAATGGAATATCGAAAAGATGATCGGCACCTTAGAGGATAATTTATTTGAGATTTTGAGTGCTATTGTATATGGATATAGTGTTACAGAACTTATTTGGTATCTTATAGAAGAGGGAGATTGGACTGGCAAGATTGGACTTAAGGCTCTCAAAACCCGTTATCCACATTCTTTTGATTTTGATATTGATGATTATGGTAATCTGAAAAATCTAATTCAAACTATTGATTTTAATAAAAAGAAGCTTCCTTCAGATAAATTCATTATTTATTCCTATAATAAAGAATTTGAGAATTGGTATGGGCATAGTGATTTAAGAGAATGCTACCGCCATCAGTGGAGCAAGGATGTAATTATAAAATTTAGGAATATGTTTTTAGAGAAATTCGGGATGGGAACTCATGTGGGGAAATATCCTCCAGGGACTTCTTCTGTCGATCAAGATAATTTATTAAATTTAATTGATAAAATCCAATCTCGAACTTCAATAGTAATCCCTGATAATGTAATTCTGGAAATATTAGAAGCAACGCGTCAGGGGGCAGATGAATATCAGAAGGCAATAGATGCTTGTGATAAAGCTATCGCCAGAGCGCTTCTAATCCCTGATCTATTAGGCTTTTCAGGAACATCTTCAGTAGGCTCCTATGCTCTTGGGAAGAAGCATTTTGATATATTTCTTTTTGTATTAGATAAACTGGGAAGAGACATTCAGGAAACAATCATGGGTGAGCAAGTAATAAGGCGATTAGTGGATTTTAATTATGCTAATGTAAATGAATATCCTCGTTTTGTATTTGAATCTCTCGAAGAAGAGGATACAAAATTAAAATCCGAAATTATAATAGGGCTTAAAAAGGTGGGATTACTCTCTGGAGAAGAAGACTGGATAAGAAAATGGGTAGGTATCCCTGAGAGGGCTGAAGGAATCGAATTACCTCCTCCTATGAAGAATCCCCTTGAGCAACAATTCTCTAAATTCCCTCGTCCTTTAACTACTTATGAAAAGAAAGTAGATTTTAGCCGAATACAAAGTAAATTAAATGATTTTGAAGAGCAAGCTAAACATAATTTATCAGATATATTAATAAAGAGTAGAGATAGCCTAATTTCTGCTATTACCAAAAAGCGCATTATAGAAGAAAAAAATATAAAAGATATTAATAAGCTCCAATTAAAATATGTAGGAGAATTAAGAAGAGCTATTAATGATGTTCTAATGAATAGTTTTAATTTAGGTAAAGCTGAAGCCTCGGCTGAAGAAGAGAAAAAGAGGGAGGAATATCAATTTTTACCTAAAGATGCGATAGCATATTTTGAAGCGAAATCCTATTATGTAACTGGAGTTATTAATGATTTTATCTTAAAAGAGAGCAAGCAAATTATACTTCAGGTGATTAAAGGGGATAGGAACCTAAAAGATGCCATATTTGAGATACAAAATTTCTTTTCTCAATATCTCACTTATCCTGAAGGAGTACAAGCCAAGGAAGGAGAATTATTATCTCCTACTCGGATTGAAACCATAATCCGAACTAATGTAAGTGATGCCTTTAATGAGGGTAGGCGTCAATTATTTATTGACCCCGATGTAGTAGAGATTTTATCTGCTTATCAATATAGCGCAATTCTTGATGAGCGAACTACAGATTTTTGCCGAAGCTGGGATGGATTTATAGCTCTAATTAGCGATCCCATTTGGGATACAATTTGGGCTCCTAATCATTTTAATTGTAGATCATTAATAGTGCCGATTACAAAATATGAAAGATTTGAAGTTTCAGAGCAACCGAACATAAAACCTGCGAAGGGCTTTGCCTAGGGAGGTGATATAGATGCCCTATGACTCTAATAATGAAATCCCTGAAGCTGTTAGAAATGCAATTCCATCAGCGGAGGGGCAATCTATCTGGAGAAAGGGATATAATTCTGGATGGGAGCAATACCATGATGAGGGGAAAGCTGCGGCTATTGGATGGACTGCTCTCAAAAATGCAGGATATAAGAAAAATGCTGAAGGCAAATGGAGTAAGATAACTCAACACGAGGATGTTGTAACTATTGAAGATATTGAGATATTCCGGGCTGGTAAATGGAATGGCGATGAATATACTGAGCAAGATTTGCAAGATATCGTCAACAACTTCCTAGCCTTACAAGCGGAACTTACTCCCCCTGTAAAGTTGGGACATGATAAAAGCCAAAAATTGCTTCAGCAGGATGGTTATCCTTCTGCTGGCTGGATAAGTAATTTAAAAAAGGTGGGAGATAAATTAATTGCTACTTTTTCTAATATTCCTCGCAGGATTGCAGAGCTTATAAAGAACAAGGCTTATAGAAAGATATCAAGCGAGATGTGGTGGAATTATAAAGATGAAGTCGGGAAGATATATAATAAGGTGCTTTGGGGAGTGGCTCTCTTAGGAGAAGATATACCCGTCATTGGTTCTTTAGCGGATATAGAAGCTTTATATTCTCAAGGATATCTTGAAGATTTACATGTTGTTACTTTTAATACTGGAGGTGAAAAAAAGATGATCGAGGAAAATCCTAAACTAAAGGAATATGAAGATGAAATTGCTAAACTTAAAGCTGAATTAGGAGCAAAGGAAGAAGAGGTAGAAGAGAAGGCCGGAGAGCTAAAAACTTTAAGTAATAGTCTTGATGAGACTAACCTGAAATTAGTTGAGATAGCGGAGAAGCAGAAGAGTGGAGAAATTAAGCTTTATATCAAGGATATGAAGCTTAAAGGGAAGATACTTCCCAAACATGAAACTTTAGTAGAAGCAATTCTTTCTTCAGAAGACACAATTAAGCTCTATTCTGCTGATAAGAAGGAAGTAGAAAAGCCTGTTAGTGAAGTCTTCAAAGAATATTTAGCTACTCTTCCTAAATTAGTGGGATTTGGGGAGCTTAGTCAGAATGTAGAGCCAGAAGGAGGCTCTGAGAATGGAATGGATATGCATGATAAAATTGTAGCTTTCTGCAAAGAGCATAAGGAATATAATTCTGATAATCCTGATCATTATCTCAAGGTTTATCAGATTATCGCTAAGCAGGAAGCGCAAAAGGTAGGAGGTGAAAAATAATGGCAGTTCAGACTGCGCTAACATTAGTTTCTTTTGAAGCCGGAGAGGATTTAAGTACTTATAGATACCACTTTGTTCTCATGACTACCGATGATAACGAAATAGTCCACGCCGGTGCTAATGCTGAAACTATTGGGATTCTTCAAAATGCCCCTGATGAGGGAGAGGAAGCTATAGTAGCCATTGCAGGAATCTCTAAACTTGTATATAACGAAACAATTGAACAGGGTGATATGCTTACTTCTACCTCCGGATCTCATGGAGAAGAAGTGGATGCTGCTGATGAATGGTGCGGAGCGATTGCTTTGGAAGATGGGATATTAAACGATATTAGAAGTGTTCTTATTACTCATTTTACAGCTTCGCGGACTTAAAAATTTTTGATAATATAGGAGGTGAAAAATAAATGCCGATGACAAGTGAAGTTCATGTTGATCGAGCTTTAACTAACCTGGCGGTAGCGTATAAAAATGGAGCATTTGTCGCTGATCGAATACTCCCGCGAGTGCCGGTTAAGAATGAGACTGATTTGTATTGGATCTTTGGAAGAGAAGAATACAAACGAGAGCGAACTATCCGAGCTGATGGAGCCGAGGCAAATGAGCTCGAATGGTCTATAACAACTGGGACTTATCATTGCCTTGAATATGCTTTGCGAGGGAAGATTACAGATCGCCAGCGGAAAAATGCCGATGCTCCTCTCACTTTGGACAGAACTACTATGCAGAAGCTAAGGGATGCTATTGCTTTAGATTATGAGATGAGAGTAGAAGCATTAGTTACTTCCACCTCAGTAATCACTAATTATACTACCCTCACTGGTAATAACCAATGGGATGATGATAACTTTATAGGTGATATTGAGGAAGACTTAGATACTGGGAAGGAAACTATTCGGCAAGCAATTGGAAGAGATCCCAATACTGTTGTAATCCCTGCGGCCGTGGCTAAGGTTGTAAAAAGAGATCCCGCAGTTCGGGAACTTATAAAATATACCCATAGCGATTTATTAGTAAGGGGAGATTTACCTCCGATGTTGTGGGCTATGGAGGTTATAATCCCAGGGGGAATTTATAATATAAAAGCCGAAGGGCAAACAGCAGTATATGATGATATTTGGGGGAACGATATTCTTTTAGCTTATGTAGAACCTACTCCCTCTCTCCAAACTATGAGTTTGGGTTATACTATTGTGGCTCAGGATTGGCTTGTGAGACAGTGGAGGGAAGAAAACAAGCGAACCGATTTTAAGGAAGTTTCTGAGATTTTAGATGAGAAAATAGTATGTTCCGATAGTGGATATTTAATTAAGAATGCAATTTCTTAAAATGGAGGTGAATTTGAATTGAAGAAAAAACTTTGGCTTGTCCCATTAATTATAGCTTTAGCTCTTACATTTCTAATTGCAGCTGGCCCCTCCTCCACGCTTCAAGTAATGCGATGGTACTGGAAGCATGCTGATAGTCAGATATTTATCAGCAATTATTTCACTACCACAGCTTTAACTGCTTCCCATAATTCCATCTTACCCTATTTCTTGTGCCCTGAAGCTAATAATACAGAATGGGATGCTACCACTACTGCCACGATTGATGCCACCACTGATGCGGTGGGGCAAACTTTCTTGGTAGGAACAGAGGATATAAGCGTTTGTGGGATATCATTAGTACTCAAGCCCGCTACGAGTTATGATGGAAGTTTGACAGTCGAGATATGGAACTTGGATTCCCAAGTCTATAATTCTGATCCTAATAGTGCTAGCAAAGTTTCGGGGGCTACCGTAACAGTTGCAAATGCAACTATAGAAGGAAGAATCGCTGAGAATAGTGAAACAGGCTGGTTTTACTTTGAATTTGCAGCCCCAGTTACTTTAGATGCTGCTACTTGGTATGGAATTACGGTAGTTGATCCTACCATAAGTGCCGGTAGTATTAAGATTATGGGTATAACTGAAGATAATTATGGTGGGGTTCTCTCGAATTCTGCTGATAGTGGGGCTACTTTTACTGAGGATGTCAATGATTATGATTTGGGTTTCATTCTTTGGGAAAATAAGGCTTGTTGGTTAGAAGAGATCAAATTTGATTTTGGGCTTTCAGCAGTTGATGATATGGTAGGCGTCAAACTCACTGATACTGATGGTGAACTTGCTAGTGTATCTTTGATAGAACAATTTACGATAAGAGTGGTTAATTCTGGATATGGAGGGCAACCAGTATTCAATTGGGGATTATATCCCCAATATGTAGGTGCTGGTGAAAGATTAGTGATTGAATATTTCGATACCGATGCCACAAATGAATCGTATGGGATAGTTTGTAAATTTGCCTATTTGGAATGATTTTAGTATAAGGAGAAGGGGATGGCTGCAACATATTGTACTGAAGCCGAGGTGCGAGAGCAACTAGAGCTGGTTTCGGCTGAAATTAAATCTAAAACTTTTATAGAAAATACTATTGAAAAGCACTCTGAGCCATATATTAATTCTCGGCTTGGGAATTGCTATGAAGTTCCCTTCTCCACAATTTATCCCATTATAAGAAGCATAGCAAGTGATATTTCTTGCTATTTTATTCTGAGAGTAATATTTGCTAGTCGCACTCCTGATGAAACAGATTTTGCTTTAATATTTAAGAAGAGTGCTGATGAAATGATAGATAGAATCATAGAGGGAGAAGCAAATATATTTGATGATAGTGGGAAGATAATAGATAGGAAAGCCTCCTTTATGGGAGTTCAAATATTGGCTGGGAAAGATGAAGATAGTATAATAGATAGCGAATATGATGAAGATGATAAGCCTATATTTGATTTAGAAGAATATTATTAAGGAGCTGATATAGAATGGCTACAGTAGAGCAAGTTGCTCAGGCAATAACTCGGAGGATAAATGAGAAATATAGCGGGGATATTCAGTCCTACTTAAATATAATCGAATATTCGGAGCATCTTCGAACTCTGGATGGAGCTATTAATACTTTTCGGGGGAATATGGGCACTATTACTATTTATGCCACTGAGGGGCTAAATGGATTTATAGATGCCTATCAGAAAGGGCAAGTAGATAATATCCCTAAAGTTATCTCTTTTACGGAAGCTGATAGGCAAAAGATAGTGAACTTTGTCAGGAATGCAAGCTAGATAATATTCGATGTGCAATAATCGATGATAAATGAGCGAGGAATTAGGGAATGAGGTGGCAAGGAATGGCTAGGGAGATATATGGTGGGACGTATCCTAATGGTAATTTGCTCAAGTGGAATGGCTCAAATGCCTGGGAGCAAGTAGCCCCTAAATATGGCTCCGAAACCTATATTCTTTCTTTAATCGTCTTCCCTCCTCTAAAAGGGCGCCCAGCCCCAATGGGCGAGGGATTAGCGGGCACTGGGCAGATATTGAGAGGGATAGCGAGATGATGATAAGATGAGCTTGCAAACTGATGAGACTATAATATGGTATGGATTCTATTCTGCTAATGGCGTAGGGAAAACTGGTTTAGCGGATGTAATTATATATATTTATAAAGATAATTCAGCTACTCCCGAGGTAAATGGATTAGCTTG